CTGCACACCCAACCCCAGTTTGAAAATTTCACATCATGCTTACTGAGTTCATTAAGACCGTCCTCAACTATACTTTTGACAGAAACATAATCCCAACCTTCAAGTTTGGCAGATTTACTTTAGTCAACAATACTTACGCAACTGTTACCCACGCTGGTTCCGAATTTCACGCTGATTTATCGCTCGCCTCAGACTTCACTGTCGCAGGCCGCAATAAAAAAGTATCAATTCAAGGAAGTTACACTAGCTATGCCGGATACAACGGCAAATATATCAGCGAACAGGGCGTCTACGATCCACTCGCCGCACTAGCGGAATTCTCGAAGTCGGACGTTGAAAAAAGAATGGTTAAGGAAGAAACTTTTGCTCAGATGTGCACGATGACACACAGCGATAGTCATGAAGCTTTCATTTACAACATGTTAATAACATGGCTACGCGCACAACTCAACAAGTATAACGACACTGAAGACTACAACCTACAAGTTAAAGTGTCACCCTACCGGGACAGCCATGCTACAGTACCTCTAAACGGCTCTGTAGACGATCACACGTATAACATCCAGCTCGGTCCTCCTGTCAGCGTCGACGCTATACAAGGAGTCGACTGGACATTACGGACTAAAGAAAACTATTTCTCTCGCCCGTATGTTCTACATTATAATGGCTCAAACAAGGCAGCAGAAGCGTTCTACCTCATACATACACAAGGAAGAACAAAAACATCTGCTCTCAATTTTGATGTTCCGCTACCACCTCTAGATGCCAGACAGCTCTTACTCGACCCGGTCAACAGACATGCGTCTGTCGACATGGCATTAGATGAAGTAGATTGGGATACTCCTGAGACAATGTGGGACTGGATCATGGACTATGTCCGTCTCAACCGGCTTGAACAAGCTTTTGCTTCTGTTTTTGAAACATTAGGAGCGATGGCCTTTCAGCCGAACTACTCCAGTCAAGAGGCTAACCTCTGGCAACATGCTAAGATGGTTTTGGTGCTCGGTGAATTCTCTCCCACGAGGGCGAGGGTTCGCACCAACCTAGAAGGGGTGCCTTTTGTGCCACATGCCCCTACTCAGCAGTTCATGCTAAGCGAGTCTCATATGCCCAAACAGTATATGATGGCATCAGCAATGGCGAACTACTACATGTGGCTCGGACTCTACGCTGTCCTGCATGACCATGCCAGGTCACGTTCAGAATGGCGCAGCGTCTACAGCAGCATGGCCGACGGTCTCGAAATACTATACTCCCCTCTCATGCGAGCGGCGATGATAGCGACCGTTACTGGACACGAATATGCTTCTTGCGTCACCGAAGGCGCTGGCATGTATGTAGACATTTCGCCTCTTACAAACATCAAACGGATAGGCGGAATCGTACCTGGTGCAGACAATGGAAGAACAGAGATACCCATTAACTACATACCTGCACCAGTTTCAGGAGCGTTGGTACTCGGAGCTGTCAATGGTGACTACGACGCCGTAGCACACTTGACAGCGCACCAAACTTTCACAGGACATGGTCTCAACTACGCGTATGAATTACGTGATGCGTTAGTACTCTCAAATACTATGCGACTCTACGGACATCATACGGAGTACAAGAACCATACAACAGGTGAAATTATCAAACCCTGGGCTCCGGTTCGTGACTGTGTCATTGAACCTTCAAGCCTGTGGTTTGATCCAGACTCACCCGCTGTGATAGCACCAAGCTACTCATACATTAGGGAAGGACGTTCTCACACCTTGCCGAATATACATCATCTCACAGCTCGAGAAACTTCTTTCTCCCTCTTGATTGCTCGGCCTGTCATTACATCATGTGACTGGCAAAAGCGCTGGGTGCCCAGCCGGCCTTACGTTCAAGTCAGAACAAGACCGAAAGAGATCAAGTTCAAGGTGACAGCTCCAATGGTACACAGACCAGTTGCCTACCGGGCAACGACGACATATGTAAAGCCCACCCCGACGGAGGCTTTTCGCGTCGAAGTGACGGAGACACCCGCGGCCAAGCCAGAAGGCGTGGTAATCCCTGCGCCCATGGGGGAGCAAACAGCGGGCGACACTGTGGCACCTGTAGGATAGAGGCGGTCTCCCAGACCTCACTCAGCTCACTAGCTGAAACGAGGACCCGGAGGCGTGCCTACGGACCAATCGAAGTGGTTAACTTCGACGCTCTTGATTATGAATGTGATATTAACAAGCGCGTAAAATCAATCACACTATGTTCTGGTAACGTGCCGACAGCTGTGCGTCGGTTACGGAACTCGTACATAGCTACTGACTTCAAGCACAGCGACATGGTATTGGTAGGTACCGTGCCCCACATCCTCAGTAAACCGATCGAGATGAGTTACACCGTTCACGGAGTCGTCGTCAAGGCCTGCGTCTTGCCAGGCTCTGACCGCGGCTACGTTTACACATATGTAAACCAATATATGAATCCGATCTATACTGAACTACTAGTGATTACGTCGCGCCACTTCATGGGCGACATCACTTATGATTTCAGTGATCCTGCATCACTGTTATCAATCAAGCGCAAGCTACCGACTGCCGATAGGCACTGGCGCTGGCAAGTCTCTGAGCTCAGGGGAATTCCAGTAAGCGCAATAACCGGTGAGCACCACACACACTTCACTGCTCTCGAAGTATGGAATTCGTTAGACCAAGACCAAAAAGTCAAGGCCATGCACGCGTTCCGTCTGCCACGTGATACTCACAACAGTATGATGGCAGGTGTTTTATTATGGCTGGCTTCATTACCTCAAGAGTTATATGAAGTCATAACTACGTCCGGGATACTGGATTGTGACAGCGTGAAGTCCTTTTCTAAAGCTGGCAAAGTCATCTCTGTCTACGCGAAGTCAATGCAGAACCTCGTCAACACTGACTTGCGACCTCTGTTTGAAGTCGACGTGCTCGTCAACCGGGTACAAGGATCAGTAGACTGGCAACAAGAGAAGGAAAACAGGACCAAACCTAACTTAGCACAAGTGCCGGTTAGCGAGGTCTATGACATTGCACTCAAGCTGTTCACGAGACCCGACCCCACAAGGGAAGCGCCAAGGGCTTTCAAGTGGGAGTCCTTCTGGGCTGCAAGGTGGCAATGGTCTGCAGCAGGCAGTATACACAGCCAGCACGTCGAAGATTCCGAGTACATAAGTACCGAGCGTGAACTCAAAAATAAGTTCATTGCTTTGTCTTCGATGCCGAAGTTGCCGCTCTCACACTTCACTGACCGGAAGGCAGAGTTGCAAGCGTGGTCATCGACGAAGTACGAATGGGGCAAACAAAGAGCCATCTACGGTACGGACGTGACGAGTTACTCGCTTGCCCACTTTGCTTTCTTCAACTGTGAAGACACTCTACCTGCCGTATTCCCTGTCGGTTCTAAGGCACGGCCCTCATACGTCAATTCACGTGTAAGTGCGATACTTGAGAAACAGCTACCGTTTTGTCTCGACTTTGAAGACTTCAACAGTCAACATTCGACCGAGGCGATGCAAGCAGTTATTCAAGCATACGGTGATGCATATGCCAACGACCTGACACCAGACCAACTACAGGCGTTGGCGTGGACACAAGAAAGCGTCTCGCACATGATTATCAACGACTTGAGTGGCCTACACGAGACATATGACTCTAACGGAACACTCCTGAGCGGCTGGCGTCTGACAACATTTATGAACAGTGTGCTAAACTACGTGTACACCGAGAAACTCATTGGTGACCGCCGGCACATGTACAAGTCAGTCCACAATGGCGATGACGTCTTAATCGGCACAAACAATCTCGCCCTACCACAGGCAGCACTCAGGAATGCAGAACTCTACAATATCCGAGTTCAGAGCAGCAAGTGTGCTTTCGGTGCGATAGCCGAATTCTTACGAGTTGATCATGCACGTGGTGAATACGGACAGTACATGACACGTTCGATAGCAACTCTTCTTCATTCTCGCATCGAAACTAAGAAGGCTATAACTCTCATTGACGCACAAGAAGCACTTGAAGAGCGCTTCCTTGACTGCGATACAAGAGGCATACCATTTGACATAATCGTGCGATTACGTGAACGGTACTATGAACGTGTCCCTACAATTTACAACCTGACGTCAACTGAAGCACTGATCATCAAACGTGCACACAGAGTCGTCGGAGGGATCTCGTCTCGCCCAGATGCTGAGATCAAATACACCATTGACATTGACGACATCCCCGTCAATGACACCTACCAACTTAACTTACCTGGAGTTTATGATTACGCGCTTGCTCTGCAGCACGTATTAGAACTCGATGTAAAAGTTGAAGAGATTGTTAAGAAAGTCTACAAGGCCACGTACAACGCCGTGGCCCTGGTACGGCGTAGAATATCAATCTACGATACTGAAAATACGTATCGTTCAAACATACATAGGGCATTGCATAAGATGCATGCCGATGTAGCAAAGTCGCCGACATTCGGCAAAGCCATGCTGACAGGATTTCTGTTTGATGTCATGCAAGGTCGACAACGTTTTAGTACTCTCAACAGGATACTGAGCTGTTCCCAAGATCCGCTCACGTTCTTGC